AGTTCTTTATTCTCTTGTTTGGAAAGGACAGGAATCAATAAAGGTAACAAAATCAAACAATAGGAGGCATAATATGTCTTTACTTTCACCGGGCGTTCAAGTCCAGGAGATAGATTTATCACAAATCGCTCCAACAGTTTCAAATAGTATAGCAGTTTTTTCAGGTGACTTTATAAGAGGTCCTGTAGGTCAGTACTTATCTGTTTCATCAGAATCAGATTTAGTATCTTTGTATGGTGAACCAAATAAGTTAAATTTTAATGATTGGTATCAGGCTAAAACTTTTCTAGATTACGGAGATAAACTTTTTATATCTAGAGCAAGTAATACAAATGGTTCATATGAAAAAATATCGGGTCTTACAGTATCAGCAGATGTCGCTTCTAGTACCTTAGTTGATGTTTCAGACGCATCATTAGTTAAAGTATCTGATTATATTTGTTTTGGAGATGCAACAGGTGTTATATTAACACCATATGTTGTTCAAAGTACTGATACAGTAGCTAATACAATAACACTTGATAGAGATGTAGATATTACAATATCAGCAGATCCTAATGTATATTCATTTAGCTCAGCAGTAAATGCCGTTTATGATGCAGTTCAAGATGCGGGTACAGAAGTACCTGTAATAGATTATGTAAGAACACAAATGCCTATCTTAAATTTTCATGATTTTGAAGATAAAGAACTTTCTATTCCTATGAATAGTACAGAGTCTAAGCTTAAATTTTTGTCAAGAAATCCAGGATCTTGGGGTAATGGTATTGAGATAATAGTAGCTAAAAGTTCAGACTTTGGTAAAGAAAAGCTTGCATTTGATGGTATATACTTAGATGATTTATTCGAATATGCTCCAGTAGGTAGTGAATTTGGTGTTGTTATAAGATACAATAAAGAAATTCAAGAAATTTATACAGTATCATTTGATGAAAATGCAAAAGATTCTCAAAACCGTTCCATGTACGTAGAAACAGTTATTAATAGTGGTAGTTCTTTTATATTTGTAAAAGATAACCCACAAAACACAAACGATATTAAAACTTACTTATATCCAGATAGTATAACATTAGTAAATGGTACAGATAGCCCTGTTGGACTTGATGATTTAGTAGATGCTTACTCAATTTTTGATAATAAAGAAGCAACTGATGTAGATATTGTTATTGCTAATGAGTTAGATGGTGGTGTTTCTGCTAAAAACTTAGCTGAGACTAGAAAAGATTGTATGTGTTATATAGGTGCTAACTATAGCGATGTAGTGGGTAAGAAATCATCTGTTGCTGTTAGTAATCTAATAGCATGGAGAAAAACGGGATCTTTAAATTTTGATAGTATGTTTTGTGTATCTTGTCCTAACTACTTCTATGTATATAATAAGTACGCAGATAGATACGTATGGGTAAATGTTGCAGGATCTACAGCTGGTCTTAGAGCAAGAACAAGTACTACAAGAGACGCATGGTGGTCAGAAGCGGGGTTAAATAGAGGTATTTACAAGAATGTTAAAAAACTCGCTTTTAACCCTTCACAAGCGCAAAGGGATTTAATGTACAAAAATGGTCTTAATCCAATTGTGAATTTTGCGGGTCAGGGTAATGTATTATGGGGTAATAAAACTCTATTAAGTAAATCAAGCTCATTTAATCGTATAAATGTACGTAGCTTATTTAATGTATTGGAAAGAAGTCTTAGTAAAATGGCTAAATATCAAGTGATGGAGTTTAATGATAGTTTTACAAGAAATCGTATTTCTAGTATTATTAAACCATTCTTAAGCACAGTTCAAGCTGGTAGAGGTATCCAAGATTATTTGGTGATAAACAACACTGTCACCTTTTAATGGTAACATTAAAATAAAAAAGTTTTTTAATTGCTGGAAACTCTTGTTAGGCAACTGGTAGGAAATTTATATAAATAAACTAATAATCCAGTTGATAGAGACAATCAGCAGCGAATATATAAACAAACAAAAAAATGGAGTGAGACCCATGAATATTTACATTATAACTAACATTATAAATTCAAAACAATATGTTGGTATAACAACAAGGACAATAACTGAGCGATTTAGAGGACATAAATATACTGCAGGTAAGAACACAGGATATTATTTACACAATGCTATGAGAAAATATGGTTTTAATAATTTTGTTATAAAATTATTAGATACTACAGATAGTATAGATGAATTAAAAGAAAAAGAAATATTTTATATAAAAAAATATGATACATATAAACATGGATATAATCTAACAAAAGGTGGGGATTTTTCTTCTAACAAAGGGTACGTTATAGCTTTAGATAAAAACAATAATATTTTGCGAATTCCTATAACAGAGTTTGTAGAACGCAGTGATTTAGTTTCTATAAATAAAAATAAAATTACTGTCTTTAAAAACGATGAACGTATACGTGTTACAACAGACGAATATAGAAATAAATATTTTAATGAAGGTTGGCGAAGTAAAAATTATGGTTTTACAGTAGTTAAGGATAAAAATGGAAATTGTGTACGAATAAAATCAAGTGATTTTGATAAAAATATCCATAAAGGAGTGTCATATGGTACTCAGATATATTTTAATCCCTTAACACAAACATTTGAATCATTGAAACCACACGAAGTTGATAAATTTATTTATTTCAATAAATTAAAATTAAAATACATAGTATATGATAGTAATGATGAGATTATAAATATTTCTATGTCAAAAGCAATTGATCCTGAGTTTGGTGGGAACCAGTTTAGATATTTGATAAATAGAAATAAAGATTTTAACACATTAGTGTTAACAGAGAAGGTATTTTTAAAATTAAAACCAAAAAATAGAAATTATGATTTTTTAGGATATAAATTAGAAAAATTAAAATATAAATAACATATGACCGAGATGTCTTAAAACTATTTTGTTTATATAACGTTCAACGACCAGGGTATTACACCCGTACACTCAAGTGAGTGGAAATGGAAACCAACCTAACTAGTCTCACACCTTTTTTAAGGATAGCGGTTGAAGATATGGTCTGATCTATATGGAGACATATAGTTGCAGGTAAAGCTGCAGATTTAGAAGTAACGAATCTAAATTGAACACAAATGATGTGATGAAACAAATAACACCCCAGATGTAATATCTAGGAATGAGTTAATTGTGGATTAAATGAAGGTTCACATAAAAGTTTTCTAATTGCTGGAACATCTTACCATTAAGTTGAAGACAATCAGCAGCTAAGATTAAAAACAATTGTTTTTAATAAAGTTCAACGACTATCGAAAAGGGTATTTACCACTTAGTAGAGTACACTATAAGCTAATGATAGTGGAAACGGAAACTATTCTGTATAAGCAGAATAAAGATATAGTCTAATCTATGTGGAAACATATAGCAGAGTTAAAAGCTCGGTATAAATTGTTGCGAATTTATGCGAATATGAATGATTTTCATAAAACCTACATATGTAGCGGAATTTATAAAATTACGATTCACAAATGCAGGCACAAACAGTTTTGCAACTATAACAGGTGCTTAGCTAAAATAAAGACCAATCTTTGCGGGTTGGTCTTTATACTGTACATATAAGATCCAATACCAAAACAGATGAATTTAAAATTAATGTTATCAGAAAGATTATCATAAAATGACAATAGAAAAGATTCTACCAATACTTATAAACTCTAAAAAAAGACTAGAAGGTCAAAGACTAAAAGAAAAATGGTTTTTAAAAAGAGGCTACACAGAAGAATATAATTTTTTAAAAAATAAGAATATAACAGATACTAAATCATTGTATATGTATATAACAGGTGAAACCGATAGATGTGAGTGTGGATCTCTACGACGATTTATATCATATAAAGATGGTTTTAAGCAACATTGTGAAAAATGTGCTAGAACTAAATTTAATCATATGAAAAAATTGTCAGAATTCAACTTTGCTAAAAAAGATTTGAAATTTGAACTAAGAAAATTTTTGAAAAATGATATAAAAAAACTAAAAACAGGTGAAAAATATAGTTCAACTAAAATAGTCATGAACCCCAAAATTATCCAAAAAGTTATAGAAAGCACACATTATCTTGATAAAGATGTTAAAATAAACGAGAGATTGTATCATATTGAGCATGATATAAAAGAAGTACAAGTTTGTATAAATTGCGGAATACCTTTAGATAATTTTATTAGCACACAAGTTGGGTATTATTCAGATTATTGTAAAAAAAATAAGTGTGCTATAAAATTTAAAGATACTAGTACTATATCTAAAGGTATAAAACATTCAAAATACCCAATGCTGGTAAGTAAGTTTAAAAATGCAATATCTAAATTATCACACGATGATGAATACCAGTACAACTTATTTACAGAAGAAGAATATTTAAATGATAGTGCTAAAATAAAAATTAAGCATAAATGTGGATATGAATATGATATAGATATAGGGTACCAAGGACATTTTAAATGTCCTAAATGTTTCCCGATAAGATCTAAAAAACAATACGAAATATATGAATTTTTAAGAGAATATACTGATATAAAATTTAACGATCGAAAGCTAATTCGACCTTTAGAGCTTGATATATTAACAGATAAGTTTGCTATTGAATATGATAGTTTAACATTTCACAGTACGGGTAATAGCGCATTACAATATTTAAATTTTAAAGCAGAAAAACCTAATAAACATGTTTATAAAACAGAGTTATGTGAAAATAAAAGTGTGCAATTGTTTAGAATTTTTAGTAATGAATGGTTTCAAAAACAAGATATATGGAAGAGCATTATACTTCATAGACTAGGAATATCAAGTAAAATATTTGCAAGAAAATGTGAAATTAATGAAATAGATACTAAAACATCTAAAGAATTTTTACAGAATAATCATCTTCAAGGTTCTATAAATGCTTCTGTCAGAATAGGTTTGTTCTATAAAAATAATTTAGTTCAAGTTATGACTTTCTGTAAATCTAGATTTAATAAAAAATATCAATATGAACTACTAAGAATGTGCTCTAAATTGGATTATACTGTAATAGGAGGTGCATCCAAACTACTTAAATATTTTGAACGAAATTATAAACCAGATTCTATAATCAGTTATGCTAATAGAAGATGGTCTCAAGGTAATGTATATAAAATACTGGGTTTTGAGTTTATACACAATTCAAAACCTAACTATTTTTACTTTAAAGGTGATGATTGTTCAAGTTTATTCTCTAGAAACCAATTCCAAAAACACCTACTAAAAAATAAATTAACAATATTTAAACCTGAACTAACAGAGACTGAGAATATGTATTTAAACGGATACAGAAAAATATATGATTGTGGAGATAAAGTATATGTTAAGGAATATATAAATACCTAAAAAGGCTATATAATGAATTTAATAGAAGCTCTAAAATCTTTTTTATCAAAAAAAGAAGTACAATCAACAGAGCAAGAAAAACATGTAATTGATGATTATTCGGTAGATGATACTATTGGTACAGGAGCATTTTTCGACGGTACTAAATCTGGTTCTATACTATCATTTACGGGTAAGGATAAATCTTTCTTAGAAAAACAAAAAGCTAAAATAATGACTTACAGAAACCTTACACATCAAGAAGAGGTGCAAGATGCCTTAGATGAAATTGTAAACGAAATTGTATATACTAATGAGAAAGAAATAATAAAAATTAGTATAAATGAAACTAATGAAAAAATAGTACAAGCTATAGAAGATGCATTCAAGAAGATAACAAGATTACTAAATGTTAAGAAGAATTTATATGGTCTTGTAAGACAAACTTATATAGATGGTCAGATAAACTTATTTACTCAATACAATGATAACCAGAAAGAAGGTCTTTCTAAAATTGGCTTGCTAGATCCTATATATTTTTACTACGATCCAAAAGAAGACTTGTACAAATACAAAGAGCAAAATGATTATAGTGGTATTAGTACAAATGACGAAGTAGTAACATATCAAAAAGAAGAGATAGTAAGAAATACTTTTGGATTAAGATCGGGTCCTGTTATATTAAGTTACTTAGAAAATGCTATAAAACCAATCAACCAGTTAAGAGCCCTAGAAGATTTATTAATACCGATGAGATTTAGCAGAAGTATTAGCAGAAGGGTATTTAACGTAGATACAGGTGAACTAAGCTATTCTAAATCAGAAGAAGTAATGGGTGAGATGGCTAAGAAATTTAAGTACAAAAAATTCTATAACACCGAAACAGGTGAAATTACGAATCAACAACATATCACAAGCATGGTAGAAGATTATTGGTTTGCTAATAGAGCAGGTGGTAAAGGTACACAAGTTGATCTACTAGACGAAACAGGTAATTTAGGTGAACTCGGAGATATTATGTATTTCAAAAAGAAATCATATACAGCTTTAAAAGTACCATTAGACAGAATAGCAGATAATCAAGATGCTCAAGAATTTGATTATGATGCTACGCAAACTAATCACGATGAGTTAAAATTTTTCTACTTTATAAGTAGAGTACGGGGTGTATATGTAGAAGTATTTAATGAGCTGCTACGAAGAGAATTAATAAGCACAGAAGTACTAACTAATGAAAATTACGAAGAGTACAAAGAAAAAATAGAAATAAATTTTGTATCAGAAAGTATTTTCGTAGAAAAAATGAAATTAAATTTATTTAGCTCTAAGTTAGAAATATATGCGACTCTTGCTGAATATGCAGGAAAGTTATTTCCAGTAGCTAAGATACTTAAAGACGTATTTGGTTTTAACGATGAGGAAATTAAAGAGAATTTTGATGAAATAGAAAAGGAATCTAAAAATAAAATGTTCGCTAGTTTCTATCAAAAAGAAGATGATAGTAGTTATTAAAAAATATAAATAAATAAAAAAGGAGTACAATATGTACATAGCTAAAAAATATTTCGAAACAAGATTTAATAGAGTTTTTAAAAAAGATGAGATAGTACCTGATGAAATTGCTAAATATTACTTGAGAGATGTAGAGTTAAAAGAAGGTGAGTTGTTAGTTGAAGATCCGTCTGAAGTACAAGTATCTAAAGAAATATCTAAAGAAGATAAAGATATCAAAAAATCTAAAAAAACAAAGAAGATTAAAAAATAATGATAAAAAACAATGATGATTTAGTTGACTACATAAAGCGCAAACTTGGATACCCATCAGTTCGTGTAGAGGTTACAGATGACCAACTTCAAGATTGTATTGACTATAGCATTAAAGAGTTTAGTTCATTCGCTCTAGATGGTGAATTACAAGAAGTGGTAATATTAACGGTAGATGGTACCGGTAACTATGATTTACCACCATTTATAACTAGCATCAAAGCTGTTAGAAGTATAAGTAACTTTAGTAATTATGGTTCCAATTATGTACCTGATAGGTGGAGTGAGTTATATAATAACATGTTTAGTAACTCTGCTATTGGTATTACAGCTATAGTAACAATATCTAGCGAGTTATCTATTTTTCAGAAATATATGACCAGAGAGATAAATTATAGCTTCAACGAGTATAAAGCTAAGCTTAGATTGTTTGAGAAATATTCTGGTAACTTACTAGTGCATTACACATACGAATACACTCCTGATAGAGTAGATAAAATATTTAACCAGCAGTGGGTAAAAGATATGGCTGTAGCTCAAGCACGAATGATACAAAGTACAGTAACTGGTAAGTACAACGCACCTTTAGTTGGTGGTAGTACTGTAAATTATGATAATATGAGATCATTGGCAGAGTCTGAAATAGAGAGTCTTAGAGATCAGTTATTTTCAAAATATGGTGGTCCTGCACCTATATTAATAGCCTAGGAGAAAAAAATGAAAAAATTAGAAGATTTAAAAAATTTACTTGAAAGTCCTGTTGGAGTTATAGGTAGAACATCGGTTCAAGATGCTATACTTCACATAACACCTGAATTGGAAAGAAAATTTAATCAAATAGTAAAGGAATTGGGTGGTAAAGTAGTAGCACGGATATTACTAGATAAAATTAGCGCATTTAATGCTATTGATAAACTAGAAGGTAAAGATTCAGATCTTAAAAAATATCAAACTAAAAATCAGATAGATGCTAAGAAAAATCTTAAAGAATCTATACAAAACCCCGAAGATGTCTTAATCAAACATAACATAAAAATTAAACAAAAATTTAGTACTAAATTTGGAATACAATTTGATCTAGCAAAAAAATATACAGAATCGGAAATAAAAAAAGCTTTAGTTGATTTTAAGTATAAGTTAGATGGTAATTCAATATTTGTATATCTTTAAATATAAATAGTACAATAAGGAGAAATAATGAGTAATATAGCAGCATTAAAACAAGCAGTCGGTGCAGGTGGGCGTGTAAATAAATATAAATTAAAATTTAATATGCCAGGTTCTGTATCACCAATATCAAATATTTCAGAAGCAGATGTACTTTGTAAAAGTACACAGTTTCCAGGTGTGACAATTACACCAATCGAAGTATATAATCAAGGTAGAAAACTTTTAATACCAGGTGATACTACATATGAGAATACGTGGACTGTAATTTTTTATAACACAGAAGACCATGCTCTAAGAAGAGACATGATTAATTGGATGAAAGCGGCAGATAACTTTCAAGAAAATAAACATAGTGGTAATCCAGCAGATGTTCTTACAGAAATAGGTGTATCACAATTAGATTCAAGCGCTAAAGAAACAGCTACATATACCTTTCATAATGTATTTGTATCAGGAGTTGATGCAGTTGAAGTTTCCGATGACCCTGATGGTAATATTCAGGAGTTTTCAGTAACTTTTACATTTAGTGACTGGGTAGTTGGTACAGAAGCTACTAATCAACCAGATTCAGCAAAAGCTGCTACTAAAAATAGTACAGCTTTATAAAAACTTAAAAACGGATAGCTTGATTTTCAAGCTATCTGAGAAAGTAGATACATGAGTGTACTTAAAAAAGTAGTTCAAAAAGTAAAAAATCTTGGTATTAAAGATCTCACCCCTAAAGAATCCATAGCAATGTTTAAAAATCTTATGAAAACGAATAAAACAAGTATTCAAGATAAATTAAAACCCGGTACTTTACTTACATTTGTTTATAATGCGAAGTATGATAAGGAAAATTTTGATCGAACCCCTTTTGTGATGGTTCTTAGTACTACATCTAAGTACATGCTCGGATGTAACTTTCATTGGGCTCCACTTTTTAAACGTGAAATAATTGTACAGTACATCTTAGAAAAAAATAAAAATAGAATACGTAAAAAATTAAAAATTAAAATGACATATAAAGAGCTTAGAGCGCTTTTAAAAACTGTGGGTATGTTTCCTGTTGTAAGATTATACATAAGAAAGAGGATGAGCTCTAAAGGTGTTATAGTACCTGATGATATGTTAATGAGTGCTGTTAAGATGAAGACAGAAACATTTACTAAAGGTAAAGTTAACAGTACAACATTGTGGCAAAGAGCTAAAAACAAAATAAATAAATTTAGGCGATAACTTAAATATAAATAACTACATATTATATGAAAGGAATATAATGGATAAAATAGAACCAGAGGTATTAAAACATGCAACTGATAAAAAATTTACAGAATTTTCAGCTGCGGTTAAACAGTCGCTAAAAAATAAATTAGCTAACCATAAAGATATAAGAAAATATGTTTCTGATTACGATAAAATTAATCAGATGAAAAATATGTTTAATAAGATAACAACAATTAATGACCCTAAGGACTTAGATAAGGATAAAGACTTAGATAAAGATAAAGACTTAGATAAGTAAGTTGTTAAAGGAGATGTAGATGAAATTATTATATGACACTAATATTGATAAAGTCGTAGTTGAACAAGAGCTTAATGAATCAAGTGGTACTAAAAAGTACGTGATAAAGGGTATTTTTTCAAGTCCTGGTGTTAAAAATAAAAACGGTAGAGTATATCCAAAATCTCTATGGGAAAAAGAAGTAAACAGGATCCTCAAATTCATTACTTGAGCTCGATCACCCACCAAGACAGAATGTTGATATGATGGAAGCAGTTGCTAAAATGAGAAAACTTTACATTGATGGTGATTATGTAATGGGTGAAGCTGTGCTACTTGATAATCCGAAAGCTAATCAGCTAAAAACATTAATAGATAATGGTATAAAGATGTCAGTATCTAGTAGAGGAGTTGGTAACATAGGATCAAATAATATGGTTGAAAAATTTAATCTTATTACATTTGATATAATACCAAACCAAAATCAATCTGATTTAAATGCTAGTATGTACGGGATAACAGAGGGTATACTACAAGACAAAGAATATGATTATGATGATAATGGTAATATAGTTGAGGTATGTACAAAAAAAGGTTGTAGCTTATATGAGAAAGAAGATATTCAAAAAGCTATTAAAGAGCGTTTTGAAAATATTTTAGAAAAATTTAAAGTCTAAATTTTAAGATTTTATTAAAAAATAATTTTCAAAAATATAAATAAGTATATGTAATTGTTTTACATTACGTTTGAATGGTCTATTAAGATCTAAGATTCCTAGAGAATCATAAACTAAAAAAAGGAGAAATATATGTTAGATAAAATGTTCGAATCACTAGATGAAAAAGTATTTACACCAGAACTTAAATCTGACCTTACTGAAAAATTCGAAGCTGCTGTAAAAGCTAAAGCAGAAGAAATTGCTAAAGAAGGTTTAGATGAAAAGATCGAAGTAAAAGCTGCTGAAATAGCTAGTGAAAAAATTGAAGAAAAAATTCAAGAACTTGAAACTCTATCTGAAGAAGTAAAAACTAAATTAGAAGAGCACAAAGAAAAACTCGAAGAAGAATATAAAGAAAAAGAATCAGAACTAACCGATCAAGTAGATACATACTTAGAGAAAGTTGTTGATGATTTTGTTGCTGAATCTAAAGAATCTTTAGAAGAATCTCTAAAAGATGAAAAAGCTGATATGATTATTGAGGCAATGGACGCAATGATTACAAGTACAGGGGTTAAAATATCACAAATTACTGAAGCTAAAGATAGTCTAGATGCTGAGTCTAAACTTAAAGAGCTTACAGAAAAATATGATACTCTTGTAGAAGAAAATATCAAATTAGAGAAGCAAAAAGTCGAACTAGTTAAAAAAGGAGTCATTGAAGAAATTTCAGAAGGACTAGATGTAATAGATACTGAAAAATTTAACAAAATGGCTGATATGATTAATTTTGATAGTTTTGATAGTTTTGTAGAAAAACTTCAATTAGTCAGGGAGAGTATCGGTAGTTCTAAACAGAAAGACGTAAAGAAAGACGTAAAGAAAGACGTATTAGAAGAAAAACACGACAAAGAGTCTGTAGTAACTTCTTTTAATCATCTTATATAATAAATTAAGGAGAATAAATTATGGAAATGAATGAAAAAATTAAAGCTTTAGTAGAAAGCGAAAAATACCCAATATTAGAAAATGATGCCGAAGCTTCTTATATGGCAATGATGCTAGGAAATGCCGAAGCAGAAGCTGAAAAAGTACTTGCAGAGGGAACAGTTGCTAGTGATATAGCTCAATTTACACCAATTATAATGCCTCTAATTAGAAGAATATATCCAAATCTTATAGCTAATCAATTATTAGGGGTTCAACCAATGGCTTTACCTACAGGTTTTATTTATGCTTTAACTAGAAGATATACTGGTAGTTCAAATGCGAGTATTTCACCAGTTGAAAAAGGTCAAATTCTTGTATTTAGTGCTAAAACTCCAAAAGTTGGTGATACTGTAACAGGTGTTGATGCTAAAGGTGTTGCTGCGACTGCTGTAGTTGTTTATGTTGAAGATAATAAAGCGCTTGTTAAGGATAATGGTAACTTTTTAGTAGTTGGTGGTGATATATCTGCTGTATATACTAATGAGTCTTCTTTTTATCATATACTTAAAAAATACACAGGACCTATGCCTACAGCTACTGCTGAGCAACTTGGTGATGATATGAAAGAAGTTGGTTTTGATATTGCTAGAAAAAGTGTTGAAGCTAAATCAAGAGCACTAAAAGGTAAATATTCAGTTGAAATGTACCAAGATTTAAAATCTCAGCACGGTCTAGCTGCTGATGACGAACTAATGAGCCTTATAGGTTATGAAGTTCAAGCAGAACTAGATAGAGAAATCGTAGAATTTGTTAATTCTAATGCTACTCAAGTTGCTAATGCTACTGCAATAACTGCTAAAGATGGTAGATGGGAAATTGAAAAATATAGAACTGAAGTTATAAAAATTAAAAGAGAAGCTATACAAGTTGGTTTAGATACTAAAAGAGGCCAGGGTAATGTTCTAGCGGTTTCTGCTAGTACAGCTACTATGTTAGAGGAAGTTGGTTCTTTCAAAATAGCAACTCAAGCTGAAAATGTTAAGGTACCTGTTGCTGGTGGTGTTGCTGGTACTTTTGATAATAAATTTAAAGTAGTTGTTGATCAATATGCAACTTCTGATTATGCTACAGTAATTTTCAAAGGAGCTGATAGAAGAGATAGTATGGGATTCTTCGCTCCATATGTACCACTTAGTTTTACAAAAGTAACTAAGTATGAAACAGGTCAACCAGCTATTATAGCTAAGACAAGGTATGCTCTTGAAACTATACCTGGTATTGAAACTCCAATCAGTAATGATAGAGCTCAAAAATATGCTAGAAGTTTTGGTATTGATTTCACAGGAACAAGTTTAGCACAGTGACTTACAAATAGCTTAAATAAATAAATTAAGGACTATCTTTTGATAGTCCTTAAAATATTAAGTAAAATTATAATATAATATAAAATATAAGAGATATTAAGTAACATACAGAACTCTTCTCGGTTCTTCTGTATGTTACTTAATGTGAACCGAGAATTCACCTCTTATATCCAAAAGGATATAAAATGAAACAAAACAAATACCCCAAAGAACTCAAAGAGTTCTGTAAAACTCTAATTCGAAAAGACGGTAACATAAACGTTGCAATCTTAAAAACCCTAGAATTCAAAAATTCAAAAGAATTAGAAAAACTCATAATTCGAAAAGACGGTAACATAAAGTGACAAACCGCCAAAAAATTCTAAACTTCTTCAATAATCAAAATAAATTTGAATCATCTTTTAAAAAAAATTTACCAGAGCTGTACAAATACTTTTCTAGGAGAATGAACCAAATACCAAAATTTAGCGATAGAGTTAAGATGTATATGGATAATGATATGTATAAGTTGTACAGATTATCCAAGACATCTAAGAAAAAATTCACTGATTACTTATATCGAATCAAGATACCAATAAGAGAAGATATCTTAAAAAAATTAAACTTTGAACCCGAACATGGTTTAACGAGATTTGAAACAGTGTATAAAATAAAAAATGGTTATATCCCTAGATGTATAGTGTGTAGCGAGAAATTAAAATTTCAGCTTTACGAAGATAACAAATCTAAAAAATTCTGCAGTAAAAAGTGTCAAAATCTTTATAACAAAAATAATTTGCAGATACTTCTTGAAAAAAATAACTCTTTTTTGATATCTTATAGTTCTAAAAAAAGTACTATAAAATGTAACAAGTGTGGTGTTGAATTTTCACGAGATACTAGTAACATATCAAGTAAGAAAATGTTTATATGTAACACATGTCTAGGAGCTTACTCTCATGGTCAATTAGAAATAAATGAATTTCTTAACAGCTTAAACATAAAAACAGAATTAGAAGTACGTAAGATTATAAAAGGAGTAATTGATATATATTGTCCTGATATAAAACTAGCAGTTGAGTATGACGGTCTTATGTATCACAGTTTTGGTAAATCTAAGCATACTGTTTTTAACAATTTCGACAAGATAGACCCTTACATACATTTAAAGAGAAAAATCGATCTAGAAGAAAAAAATATAAAGTTGATCAGAATAACCGACTATGAATGGATACACTATAAAGATCAAATGAAGAATCTTCTAAATTCGGTGATTAATTCTTATAACGATATACAAGTAGACCCCAAATGTGTTAATATAGGGCGAGGTGAAGAATATTTTTTAAAAAAACAAGGCTATAAAATAAAAGAAATAAAAAAACCTAGACCATTTATATTTAAACATAACTATGAACATGATAAACAATTAAAGATTATTGAATACAAGGATATTGAGAATAAAGTTAATGATGGTTATAGAGTATATTTTGATTGCGGGTTAGCAGTAATGTATTATCAACCCCGTGTCGCACCAGAACCAAAACCTAGCTTAAAAGTCAATGTACCAAAACCTAGCTTAAAAGTCAATGTACCAAAACCTATCTTAAAAGTCAATGTACCAAAACCTATCTTAAAAGTCAATGTACCAAAACCTATCTTAAAAAGACTCAAAAAATACCCTCAGAATTTCTTCAATTCTTTTAATAACAGGGTTAAACTAAAAAGATATTATCACAGACTAGTAGCTTGGTACATTCTGAATAAATTTGGAGAAGATACATATAAAGGCATGTACTTCTTTATAAAGTACTTATCTAAGCACGTAGATATTAAAAGAGCTATAAATTCTACATTTCCTGAACTAAAACTAAAAATAGAAAAAGAATTCAAAATAAATATAGGCAATCAATTAAAACACGAATTAATAGATGGTTGCTATATTTGTCCTAATTGTGCTAAACGATTAAAACCAAATTATAAATTTTGTTCTTCTAGTTGTGCTAACAGTTTTAAGCTTAAAGATCCTGATTATGTGGTAAAAATATCAGAAAGTCTTAAAAATTACTACAATAATACGGACTGCTCAGAAAGGTACAAGAAAATATCTAATACTTTGAATGATATGTACAGTAATATGACTCGTGATGAAATACGTAAAAAATGTACTAATAAAACTATAGAATATACTGCATATGATGATTTTTCTAAAAATTTTAAAGGTTTAAGATTAGATTGTACTAAAGAATTTTTTTACACTAATAAAAATATACCTATTATATGTAAGTGTGGTAATAAATTTACGAGTTTAAAGAGTACTGCATTCTATCCTTATTGTAAAATATGCAATCCTACTCAAAAACATAAAACTCAAAATATTATAACATCATTTATAAGAGGACATATAGAGTCAAATATAGATATAGATAGACGATCAATCATATCACCATTGGAATTAGATATATATGTAAAATCTAAAAAGTTCGCAATAGAGTACGATGGTTTATTGTACCATAGCTTTGGAAAATCTAAATATCCTAGATTTAACAATACAGATGAAAATTCTAGGATTCATCTTAAAAAAACTGAATTGTGCGAATCTAAAGGTATTCAGTTATTTCATATTTTCGAGAACGAATATACGAACCCTATTAAGAGGCGAATTTGGAACTCTATGATACTCTCAAAATTACAAAAGAGTACTAGAGTATATGCTAGAAAATGTACAGTAAAGGAAATTTCAAGTAAAGAAACTCGAGAATTTTTAGATAAAAACCATCTCCAAGGTTATACAAGCGCTAAGATAAATATAGCATTATACTATAACGATGAAATTGTCCAGATTATGACATTTTCTAAACCAAGATTCAATAAAAATTATGAGTACGAACTTATAAGAATGTGTAATACATTAGAATGTACTGTAGTAGGTGGTGCTAGTAAATTACTAAAGTACTTCGAAAGAACTTACAAACCAAAAAGCTTGATAAGTTATGCTAATAGAAGATGGAGTACAGATAATGTATATAATGTTCTAGGATTTAAACTAGACCATATTTCAGATCCTAACTATTTTTACTTTAAAGTTAATGAAAATGTACTTTATAGCCGGAACAAATTTCAAAAACATATGCTTAAAGATACTTATGATAGTAATTTGTCAGAATCTCAAAATATGTACAATAACAATTACAGAAAAATATTCGATTGTGGTAATCTAGTATTTACGAAGAACTACAAAATATAAATACCTAAAAAGGTTATGATATGGTAGTCTATAAAGATTATACAGCCCCTAATGCTATTGTTACGAACGAACATGCTATAAATAACTCTATACGTAATATAATATTAACTAGAATAAACTCACTACCAGGTAAACCAGATTTTGGAAGTAATGTTATGTATACATTATTCGAATTAATGGATGGTTCAGGTACAGATGATTATGTAAAAACTTCAATTATTGAAGCTATATTAAAGTGGGAACCAAGAATATCATTAATTGACATTATAGTAAAAGAAATACCCGAATATAACAAAATAGTTATAGATATTATATATGAATATAAAATGCAAAGTTCTGATGTACAAGCAAGTACATCTATAACAGTAAAAATATAAAGTGGAGAAGATATGGGAGATTTAACATCTTGTAATAATTTAAAAGAGACATTACCATTTAGTTTTGATGAAATTTATAAAACAATACAACAAAAATTTGCAGATAAGGGGTATGACAGTCCTTATGACGGATCTGATATATCTATGCTTATTACTAGTATGACTTACTTAACTAGTATGTTAAATGCTAATACCGCTATTAATATAAATGAAAATATTCTTACTTTAGCGCAAAAAAGACCAAATATAATACAAGACGCTAGAATGCTTGGTTATGAATCATTTAAAAGAGTTTCTTATATGTATAATATAACTCTAACATTTGATAACGGTAAAGACAAAAACGGTAAACCTGTAAAATATACTATACCAAAATATAGTATATTTACAGCAGGTTCTAAAAAATATTATTATATGGGTCAAGATATAGAGGTAGAAAAAAGTACAGGAGATACTCTAGTAATACCGGTAAAAGAAGGTATATTATATTCATTTGCTGATTACCCAACTAACTTAAAACAAGTAATTGCAAATCAACAGTACTTGGATATACCATATAAAAATATAGAAAGAGATGGTATAGAAGTCTTCGCAACGTATTATACTAGTACAGGTATTTTGACTGTAAAAGAACCCTTTTACAAAAGTACTTCTTTACTATTAGATAAGTCTGATAATTTAAGTAAAAAATTTATTAGAATAGATAATGATGAAATGGGTACACCTAGAATATATTTTACACTTAGTGGTATTGGCTCACCCATTCCTAAAGGATCTACTATAGAGTTTGTAGTTCTTCAAAGTTCAGGACCTGATGGTGAGATGACCGAAACACCTAAAAGTACTATAGAGGGTACCTCTGTTACAAACTACACTCTTAAAATTAAAGGATCTTTAGAAGAATCAAATATGTCTATAAAAGACAATGCTCCTTTATTATATAACACAGCTTCGAGATGTGTTACAGCTAATGATTATGAAGTCGTGTGTAAGACACATCCTGCTTGTAAAGAAGCTTTAGTTTTCGGTGGAGAGGATGAGCATCCTCAAAGACTTGGTAATTTATTCTTTTGTCTTACACCGAAAAAAGCAATTAGAAGTTTTACAAAAGATTCTGAAAATACCTTATATACTTTAAATAAAGTCGAAGACTTAACTAACAATTATCTACTTCCTACAGATTTGATAAGTACAGATGTAAATAGTTTCGGTCATATTCAGAATGCGGGTGTAATAGATATAATAAGAGAGTTGAATCTACCTTCGTTAGAATATAATATAAGAAATCCTATTTATATACTGATGAACTTTAATATAAAAATTGTTAGATATCCTCTTAATACACCTAAAAAAACTTTAAGAAATAATATTTTTGATATTCTTAGTAAATATATAGCAACACTAGAAAAACCAGAGACGGAGTTTTTTAAATCTAATGTTATAAAAATTCTTGATGAATATTTAACAAATATCAGTGGTTTAGAGCTAGATGTAAACTTTCAAGCTATATTGACACTCAAAAATATAACATATGAATATATAGAGGGTTCTTGTGAGAATGTAAATCCTACTACAAACCCGTACTTACATAATCCTTCATATGAAAGACCCAAAGAACATGCTGTATATATGTATTTTAAACTACCATATGAAGGTATATATGATGTAGATGGTAATATTGATATTAGTAAATTACCTACTATATTTTGTAAAGATTTTGAAGATACTGGTAAAGATTTATTTATAGATTTTACATCATATACATCCGATTCTAAGGTGCAAGATAAAGCGAAAAAACACATTATGTATTATGTAATGAGCGGGTCTAAAGACGATTTAGTAAAAGCTGAAAGAGTCGGAGAATATTATATATATAATGATTTAGCACCATATATAAAAATAAAACTATATTTTATATCACCGGATGCTGCTCATAGTCCTAAATTTCACCAGATGAATGTAAATGTTTTAAATTCTCCTAAATTTTTAGATATAATATATCCTAGCAAAAACTTTAAAACGTTCAGAAATTTAATATTTAAACTAAATAAATTAGAGATCGTGTAATGAAGGAAATTGTAAAAGCTATAACACCACAACATATTTATGATATACCTCTGTTAAAGGATGGTTTAGACATATTCATATCATTCTTGATGGAAAATTCTGACATAACAGAGGATATTAAAAAAATATATGATAGCACTAAAAAACCAATTTATGAAGAATGGTTAAAAATATATTTAGAAAATATATACAAAATGTTAAATAAAAGCACTAGAGATGAAGTACTATATAATAAATTGAGTCGATTATACACTTTAGCTGGTCATAATCCTGATGAAATAGAAGCTGATATGAAGATAAACGTTTTAGATATATTATCTAAAGATTATTTGTATACGAATAAAGATTTTAAATCATCAAAAGGTACAGCTAAGGCGATAGAATACATATATAATATTGTATCAAAAGCAGATATACAAAAAAAATTTCTAGGAGGTGGTGACTATAATTTTGTATTTAGAGATACTGATCATTTATTTGAATATGAAGTAGAAGGTAATATGATTAAGGAGATATTCGAGTATTATGTAAAGCCACTTACTCACCCAGTTGGTTGGTCTCACGTATATAAGCATATAATGTATTTATCATTTACTGACTATTTTGATATAGATTTTACATTTGATGTACGAGCGATAGAAGTGAGATGTATGAATGGTGATAACTTATCACACGACAATTATTTTAAAAATATATCACACGATGGTAAACCGCTAGTACAGAATAATAATGTAACTTTTATTACAACCGAGTCTGTATCTACTGGATACAATAAAGTATCTATTAGACATACTGTTTACTTTAAATCAGGTGAGATACTAATATCAAATGAAAACCCTAGAAGTATAACACTATACAATGAAGACGGTACTGTCAAAATAGACTACAATAGTTTGAGTGGGAACTGTGGATTATTTTTAGATTATGATACTAAAACTAATACGACAGTTACTGATGAAATAGATTTTGGTTATGAATTTTCACTCGCAAGTACTACCGGTAAACAAAATATAATTGGTGCTGGTAACATGTTTGTTGGTGCATTTTTAGTCGGTGATGAGTTAGTAAATAAAAATGTACCGGTAACTTACGATTCAATAACTGGTAATAAAGATGGTACAAATTATAGTGATATATATACAATAGGTGGTGACGATGAATGTCCTTTATATTGGGATATGGCTGCATCATTTGATAGTATTATGTATTTCGATGGGTGTAAAAGGTTTTTTGATAGACATAAATACGATGGTGTATATTGGGATAAGGGGGAGACATTTGATAATTTTATGTTTGGTGGTTATGAATATACACGAGATGAATTAAATCTACTTATGAACAATAATGTAAGCACCAATACTGTAAATTATATAAATAATTTTGATACAGATATTAGATTTAATAATTTCATATGGGATGATGTAAATCATAATAAGATATTATATGGTTATACTGCAAGAGATGAATTTACAATTGAAACTATATAAATAATAAAAAAGGTAGATTAATGATAGAAACTTTTATAAAACCTCATGGGTATTTTAAGATAGAAAGTATTAAAGATGGTAAAGTTATAGATACTTTTGAAAAACACAATCTTATAATGGATAAAGCAAGATCAACATTTGCAAAATTGTTGGCAAATATTAATAATCAACCTGTAATTAATAGAATTGTTCTTGGAAATATGGGGCATGTTGGGTCGGATACTTTAGCCCCAAAGAAAGCAGCAGACGGTTTTGTATCAGGTAGAACGATGTTATTTTCGGAAGAATTGGGAGCAGAGGGGGTAAATTATAATAGTTTAGATTTTACAGTTAGTGGTACTTCAGGTAGTACTGTTATAGCATCAGATGGTGCTTCTACAGTTAAAACAACCGTCAATGGGACCGAAGTAGACTACGTGATAGACATTGATAGTAATTCTATGAACGGTTCAGGTATTATGGTCTACACAGAGTGTGCTTTTTATACAGGATCAGACATATTCAGTATGAGAACATTTAAAGGTAAAGTAAAAGACGATACCGTATCATTAAGAATAACATGGAAGATTTTATTTTGATAAATATATAACAAGAGATGATATATAAATAAAATAAACATTATGATTTTTAAATAGGAGAAAATAAATGACAATAACAACTTACGATGATTTTAAGTCAAATCAAACAATAGCATATGGGTCACCTGCTACATCAGCAAGCGCAAACAAAGCTCCATTATTTATTAAAAAAGAATTAAATGCTTTAAATAATTATTTTATGATAAAATTAGGAGAGTCACCACTCGATTGGGATTCTAATCATCAATATTTTTTAGGAGATTATTGTACCCTTAATGGTGTAATTTATAAAGCACATGTAGATAATATTAATAATGCACCAAATAGCTCTAAATGGGATGTTATAGATATTATTCAAAATTATAGACCCTTTTTTAAGTGGAATTCTTCTACATCATATAAACAATATGATGTGGTAATTGATAATAATAATATATATGAAGCAGAAAATGCTAATATAGGAAATCAACCACCATCATCTGATTGGTATTTAATCGGGAAAGTCGGTAATTCACAAGCACATATTCAAAATAATGATTTATCATCCTTTATTGCCATGTCTATAGCTCTTTCATAAAGAAGATATTACAATGGAATTTAAAACAGTAGATTATACAAATTTTATAGTAGATTATACAGTTAGTAATGGTGAATTAGCAGACGAGCAAAAACTAAATCAATCATCACTGAGACTGAAAAAAGAATTAAATAATGTTTATAATATTCAACAAATTATAAATAGTAAAAAAGCTTTAAGTTGGAGAGGTGTAGAGACATATTTACCCGGTGAAATTGTTTATAATATAAGTAATGATAAACATTATAGATCATTAAAAACAAATTATAATGAACAACCTGATTTAAATAACTCATATTGGGAAGTAATAACAATTGATGATTTATCTGCTAAAATAAATAATTTTGTTGGTTTAAATGATACACCGTCTAGTTATAACTCGTCAGCGGGTAATATATTAGTTGTTAATAATTTAGAAGATGGTATAGAATTTGTAGATTCTATAGATGACGGGATATATTAGGAGAAAATTATGGCAACTACAGGAATAATACAAAGAAGAGGGTTCAAATCAAGTCTAATTGCCAACCCACCACTTACAGGTGAAATAGTTTATGCGCTTGATACTGAAGAATTTGGTACTATAAAAAATGGTGTTTTAATATGGCGAAAATTTGAATCATCTATAATTTCTGTTAATGGTAAAACAGGTGTTGTAAATTTAAACAAAGCAGATATAGGTTTAAATAATGTTGATAATACATCTGATTTGAATAAACCTGTAAGTAATGCAGTTAAAGCTTTAATAAAAGATAAATCAAAGCAAGTAGATTGGAATGAAACAAATACCCAAAATCTTAGTTATATTAAGAATAAACCAAAAAATATCACAACTCAAGGTAATTTATTTAATGGGTCTAATCAATTAGTTAAATTAGATGATAAAGGTAAATTACCAAATATAGATGGTACTAAATTATACTTAGGTATTATCAACGGTGGAACTTTTTAAATAAAAATATTTAATTTAATATAAAAGTCTAAATTTTTATAAGAGCATTTATCTTAAAGGAGAAATAAATGAATAGAATAATTACATTAAAAAATTCTAATGTACCTTCTAAAAAACCAACTGTTAATGATTTAATATTAGGTGAAGTTGCAATAAATACATACGATGGTAAAATATTTTCAAAAAAAGATAATGGAACTACCTCTATTTTTGAATTATCAACAACTGGTCATACACATAAAATATCTGACATAACAAATTTACAATTAGAATTAGATTCTAAAATACCACTTAGTCAAAAAGCTGTTGCTAATGGTGTTGCAACATTAGATACCAATGGCTTAATTCCGAATAAACAATTACCACCTTTAGCAATAACTATAACACGTATTGCTAATAGTCAAGCTGAACAATTAGCTTTAGTAGCTGAAGAAGGTGATGTTTGTATAAGAACTGATGAAAATAAATCTTATATTCATAATTCAGGAACTGCAGGTAACATGACAGACTGGAATGAATTATTAACACCAACAGATGCGATAACTAGCGTAAATGGTAAAGTAGGTGTTGTTAATTTAAATAGTGATGATATATCTGAAGGTAGTACAAATTTATATTATAAAGATATTAGAGCAACAAATGCTGTTGGTGGTATTAAGAATGATGTGGGTACAGGTGCTAACGATTTATGGAGCGCACAAAAAATAAATAAAGTTATTAATAATCATAACAGTATACATACAGATACAGTTAATCCAAATCAGAATAATGATAAAGGAACAGGATATTTTATTGGTCAAATATGGATAAATACATCTTCAGATAGACAATTTATATGTGTTGATGATAGTAGCGCCAGTGCAATATGGAAAAAAATATCATTTACTACTGATAATATAGATGGAGGTGTTTATTAAAATAAGATATATTTATTTTGAATACTCCTTCAATCTTAAATTGCTTATTTAAATAAATATAAATAATATAAATTAAAAAAGGAAAAAATATGACAAATATATTTAAGAGTACTGCAAAAACTGCAATTGGTATAACACCAGTAATTATATATACTAGTCCACAAGGTACAACAAGTACTATTATAGGAATGTCTTTAGCTAATATAATATCTACTGATATAACTGTGGATATTTTAATACATAAATCATCTGTAAATAGAGATGCTGCTATAGTAAAAAATGTAGTAATACCAACCGGAACTAGTTTAGTACCAATAGGTGGTGAACAAAAGGTAGTACTAGAAAGTGGTGACTATATTGAAGTCTCTTCTAATACAGCATCAAGTGTAGATGTTATATTAAGTATTTTAGAAACATCATAACATAAAGGAGTAAGAGTGAATTATATAGGTAATGATTCTAGTAGTGGTTCTGATACTGCATCTCAGATATTAACTAAGTTAAAAACTGTAGATGGTTCAGGTAGTGGATTAGATGCTGATTTATTAGATGGATTAGATAGTACACAATTAGCTAAAGTTAATGGTGATGTTAATCAGTCATTTAAAGTTAAAGCTGCAGTTAATTCAGATGAAGCAGTTAATAAATCTCAACTAGATGCTATAAGTAGTAGTGGTGGTTCTGATACCGCATCTCAGATATTAACTAAGTTAAAAACTGTAGATGGTTCAGGGTCTGGGTTAGATGCTGATTTATTAGATGGACACGATAGCTCATATTACTTACAATCTAGTTCTGATACTGCATCTCAGATATTAACTAAGTTAAAAACAGTAGATGGTACAGGTAGCGGATTAGATGCTGATTTATTAGATGGATTAGATAGTAAACAATTTTTAAGAAGTGACACAGCTATAACAACACAACAAAATTTCACATTTAATAAAGATGTTACAAGTCATTCTCAAATACATATTATAAATGGTCCTACAAAAAAAGCTAGTGATATAGTCTTTGAAACTAGTGATGTTAGTAGTACAGGTGATTGGGGTGCTGTTGGTTATTCAGATAATGTTCAACAGTATAATAAATGGAATACTAATACTAAAAATAGAATATTAGCTTTAGAAATTACTAAAGGTGCTAATTCTAATAATACTAGTACAGTAGTTCTTAAAGCACCATCTGGTATATTTCTAGATGCTCCAAGTGTATATGTTGGTGATAAAAATGGTGCAAGAGTACTTACTACAAATGATATTACACACGGAAGTGATGGTAATTATAACGGGTGGCTTAAGTTACCAGACGGTACTATTATGCAATTTGGGATAATACATAACACAGGTACTAATGGAGAGATTTCAGTAACATATCCAATAGTTTTTCCAAAGGGTGTTGTAATGGGTTTAGCTCAGATGGTAAATGGTAATCTTAATATTGATAATAACTCAGCTTCTTGGATATATGTAGATAATAAAACATGTAAAATAGTACTCGACAACGGACTACCAACAGCTTGGTATGCAGTTGGTAGTTAAAAAAGGAATAAAAATGAAATATGCACATTATGACACACAAACAGGAAAGATTTTAGGATGGTACACACCAGAGGTTCATGGAACATTTATTCCAGGTACACCAGTAATGAAAAAAATGGATGGAACAATAATAAAACCAGCAACTAAACCTCATTATGATATTTCAAATATACCAACCCCAAATATTGAAGTAACTGAAGCAGAGTGGGAAAACTCCATATCTAATAATAACAATTATATAGATGTTACAACTAAAACAACATCCACTAAAGACTTAGACACTCTCGCAGAAGCTAAAGCATCTAAAAAACAGGAAATGTTTAGCAAATATAGAGATGCAAATAATTTAGAAATATCTTATATGAATACTTTATTTCAAGCTGATGAAAAAAGTAGAAATAAAATAGCACAAGCATTAACTGCTGGGGGTGTACCTGCTGGGTTTTATTGGCTCGATAAGAATAATGCAAAAGTTGCAATGAGTTATACAGAATTTCAGGGTTTAAGTTCTGCTATATTAGATAGAAATCAGGTAAATTTTGATAAATTACAAAATTTAAAAATTCAAATAAATAATGCAACTGATAAGAGCACATTAGCAACAATTATTTGGTAATATAAATAACAAAAAAGGATTTTTATATGGCAAATGCTATTTTATTAAAAAGATCTAATGTACCTGGTAAAATCCCACTAACAACAGATTTAGATTTAGGTGCAATGGCTATTAATACACATGATGGTAAAGTATTTATTAAAAAAGATGATGGTACACCATCTATAATAGAAGTAGGAATTAATGTTAAATACATTAATTCTGATTATAATGCTATTAATAATGAATTGTTAGTATGTGAATCATCAGGAACAACTCTAGGAACAGGATTAACATCTTATACTATAACATTACCACCAAATCCCAATGATAAAGATATCATTAGGATTATGGATGCTAATGGTGATGCACAAAATAGACCTATTTTAGTATCAAGAAATGGTAATAATATAGATGGTAAAGCAACTGATTTAACTTGTGATGTTAATTATTTTGATATAAAGTTGGTATATAATGTTGTTAACACAGATTGGTCATTGAGTGGTAAATAATGATAAATTATAAAAAATATATAACTTTAAGGATAAACAAATGCAATATTTAAGTAGAAAATTTGGTACATGTTATAGAGGAGCGACAAACCCCACAAAAGGTCAGCTGCTACCAGCACATTATACTAATATATGCTATATAAATACTAATACGGGTATTAGGTTTATAGATAAAGTAGGCGATGGTAGTTGGACAGCTTTGTCAGGTATAAATAAAACACCCAAACCTATCTTAAATGGACCATCTTCAGGTACGGAAGGAACTGTTGCTAATATTGTTATAACAAATTATGATAAAAGTTTTACTTATACTGTAAATATATCAGGTGGGAGTTATATTATTAGTACAGATACTATAAGTTGGACTTTACCTAATGTTAACACAGATACTAATTATACTATAAGTGTTACAGCTGAAGATACTACTAATGGAAAACCTGTATCTTCAGCGGGTACACTTATAGTTAAAGTTATTGCTTTACCTGTTACACCTAGCCCTGTTATAACAATATCTCAATCTGTTAATGAAAATACAGCTGTAAATGGTAGTTTTACTAGTGATACTAATTCAATTACAACAATAACCGCAGTTTCAGGTACTATATCGAATGTAGATCAATCAGCTAAAACATTTGTATACACAGCACCTGATATAACAAATGGTAAAAATAGTTCTGATATTATTAGAGCTTTTTCAAACAAATCCGGGTATAAACAAAGTAAAACAGTAAGTACTGATATTACAGTTGTTTATGTTCCTATAACAGGTGACGGTGTTATTAGTAACGCTAACTATTCAGCTAATAAATCGTACAATAATAATTTTTTACTTTAAGGATAAATAAATATGATTTCTCTTCAAGATAACGCTACATATATAGAAAATATAAGTACGCAAGATAATGGTGTGCATGCTACAGGTACTATTGATTTAAATATAAACCCATCAGATGGTGATACAATAGTATTGAATAGTAAAACATTTACATACAGAACATCTCCATCGAAAACTGATGATGTTCTGATAGGAAAGAACGCAACAGCTAGCGTTACAAATTTAATGAATGGAGCATTACCATCTGTAGCTACATATAGTCAGTCAGGAACTTCAATAACAATAACATATGGTACAGTTGGTACAATAGGTAATAATTATAGCATAAAATGTTCATATGTAAGCGGTCTAATATCTAATTTATCAGGTGGTGTAGATGCAGATGGTGATTGGGTTAAAGAAGGACCTACTACTGTAAGTTATGTTCCTGAAATGTTAGTTATTGATTCATCAAGTACTTCTACAAGTTTAAATTCAACTAATAATTTAAATCAAGGAACTCCACTTAAATTAATAGATAGTAATAATAATATTTTTTCAAATTACTTAGGACCTGTTACTATAACTCAAACAGGACCTTGGAGAAATAGACCAGCCAGTCAAAATTTATACTCTACAACAGATGATATACATCAACAGTTAACATTAGAATCTAATCATTTACCAATGGTAGTAGATGGGCATCAAGTAGCAGTTACTAGTAGTAGAGCTTATACCTTTGGTGGTATAGATGCGTCATATAATACTATAAGTACTGTAGCTAGTGCACCAGTAGATTCTAATGGTAATATTGGTGCTTGGTCAACAGATAATCCTTTACCTAGACCTATACAAGATTTTTGTGGATGTATACAAACTCTCAATAAAATATATTTAATAGGTGGTGCGTATAAAGATAGTAGTGGAAATTACGTAAAACTTGATACTGTAATAAGTGCATCAGTAGATTCTAATGGTATTATAGGTACTTGGGCAACCGAATCAAATAGGCTCCCATCAGCTATTGCATCTGCAACATCGATTGTAACAAGTACAAGAGTATATATAGTTGGTATATACCCATCTAATAAAATATACTGGGCACCTATAGATACAAATGGTAATATTGGTGCATGGACTGTTGATAGTAATACCGTACCAGCTAATGCATTAGGTGCATCATTTGTGAGTAAAAATAAAGCTTATGTTTTAGGTTCATCTTCTATTAATACACCTGATTATAGTTGGGCATCTATAGATTCTAATGGTGTTTTAGGAAAATTTACTACAGTAGATTCTTCACCCTATATAGACGCATACGCATCAGAAGATGTTGCTGTTATAGGTAATAATGTTTTTGTTTTCGGAGATTCTAGTGGTGCTATTGCTAAATTAATTATAAACCCAGACGGTTCTATTAAAATTGTTGGGTCAACTAATTACTATACACCCTCAGCATATAGTAATGGTGGTAGAATTGTAGTTACTAAAAATAATATATATATGATCGGTGGTTATGATCAAAATAGCGATAATATACTTGATACAGTTTATAGCACACCTATAAAGGGCTGGGTCTCTGACAATAATTCTAAAATGAAAATATTTAGTGGTGATATATCATCATTTGGTATAAATTCAAAACCTGTTAAAGCGTTTTTGGATCGTGATATAACAACATCTTTATGTGTGGAGGCAAATTCAAATAGAATATTAAATCTACCTCATATTAATATACCTATAGATTCAAGTACAGCGATGAATGGGGGTAATATTGTAACTACAAGTAAAATAATTACTGGAGAAGAATTAATAATTAATGATGTAACTGCAGCAATTGGAACTGTAAGTTTTTCAAACCCCTTATATACAGCAACTCTACCAAATCATAATTTATCAACTAAGCCAAAAAAAGCTTATAAAAAAGCTAGTGAAATTTTAACAAAAGTATCTAGTACAACAACACAATTTGTAGGTACTAGTAATAAAACAGGGTTACTAACTACTGGTGATACAATTAGGTTAGATGGTACTGATGTGGTTAGTACAAATGTAGTTGAAAGCGGAAGCGGTCCGTATACATATACCATAAAATTTGCATCACAAGCTACTACACCAAATACTTGTGAAATAATGAGTAGAAATGTTGTATTAACCAAATCATCTGAAACATTTGATGGTACTAAATTTAATATTATATATAATAATGAAAAATTACAAGGTAGATCATTTCAAAGAATGATAGAAGCTAAACATATTAAAACTAAAGTTGAAGTCCCATTACAAACACAAGTTTGGAAATTATAAGACAAACTTATTCTAGTCAAATGGATAGAACAAATAAGTATAGATTATATACAGAAACCATTATTTTTCAATCTATTTAACAATTCCGGATTTGTCCGGAATTGTACTCTAGGAAAATCAAAGATGAGGTTGATTGCTATGAAACTAAAGATGATAGATCTTTACCCGAGACACCATCTCAGACAGAGATAGTTAGATGTAGTACATCAGTTAAGGAAAATCATGACTTTGTCAAGATACCTAATGATTATATTCAATTAGAGTTAAGTAACTTATATCTTAGTCTAAAAGAGTTCAAATCTAAACCACAATCAGGATATCCTAAGTTTAAATCTAGAAAATATGATCAATGGGTCTATAACTTGTAGAGCTAGTTCTATAATTAGAATTAAAGATAACCATATACAAATAAATATAAAAGGAATACATAAATGAGTTTCAAAACTTTTCTATCAGAGTCGGATTATTCTAAGAGAGTAACAGAAATTTTCCAGAAAGCAATCAGAGATGAGCTTACAGCAGCTTCAATATATCAAAAAATAGCTTATATGTTATCAGGTCCTGATTCAGAAGAGATAAGAGAAAAGATACAAGAGCACGCTAAAGAGGAATATCAGCATTTTTCAGAATTTATCGATTATGCAGCAAAGCATAATTTTTTGAACGATCTAAATATTATCTTAGATTCCGAATCTTTGAATCCAGTTGGTAATAATTATGAGCTTGTAAAATTTACTCAAGACTTAGAAGTGCGTGCTGCTAAAGATTATAAGTACGCTATGAACTACTGTTTCGCTAATCACGATAATGAAACTTATGAGTTTTTTAAAGAAAAATTAGCTGATGAAGTAAGACACTTTGATGATGATGCGTACTACTTAGATCAA